ACTTCTCTAACATTTACGGGTGGAACACTCGTCAAAGCATCGGTATAAGGAATAACAAATGGCAACTATCGTTCTTACAAACGCATACATTTCAATTGGCGGAACTGTATTATCCGACCACGCTAACTCTGTAACCCTTAATTACGAAAGCGACTCAGTAGAAATTACCGCTTTTGGCGATACAGGACACAAGTTTACTGGTGGATTGCAAAACAACTCTTGCGAAATCGCACTTATGCAGGACTTTGCAGTTTCACCATCTAACAGCGTTGAAGCAGTCTTGTATCCACTTGTTGGCACTACAACAACCGTAATTGTTAAGCCAAACGGTTCAACTACTTCGGCAACTAACCCTGCCTACACATTGTCAAGCACTTTCCTTGCAGCACATTCACCTGTGGCTGGCGCAGTTGGAGAATTAGCAATGACGAGCGTTACCTTTACTGGTGGCACATTGGCTAAAGCAGTTTCTTAAATAAAAAAGGAAGGGACACATGAAAATTGCCCTAAAGGTAACATTCAACAACGGCGAAACCGTTAAGGCTGATGCAGTCTTTGCAGACTTTGTGGCTTTTGAGCGCACATGGAATCGCAGTATTGCCAAATTAGAAGATGAATTGCGTTTAACAGACATTGCTTGGCTCGCTTGGCATTCTGAGAAACGGCGTCAGAAAACAACAGACGCTTTTGACCCTGCATGGTTAAACAATATTGAGTCGGTTGAAGTATCTGACGATGAAGAAGTCGGTGAAACCCCTTTGGCTTAGGCTCGGTTCATTGGTTAATTACCCATTTAGCCTTTGAGTTTCACATTGCACCGTCAATTTTGATGGAACAAGACGACTTGACAATTACCACGATGGTTCAATACTTGCAAAATCACGTTAAGGAACAAAACAAAGGGATGCGGAAATAGTAGTATTAACCCATGGCTACTGCGATTGAAGTACACGGATTAAAGAATTTGCTGGCTGAACTACGCAAATACGAACCTACTTTGTATAAGGCTATTTCAACTGAATTATTGTTAGGGTCACAACAGTTAGTAAATGCTGTTGGTAGTGATTTCCCTTCCCGACCTTTAAAAAACTGGCCTTCTTCGCCTGCCAGACTTGGTGAGGCTAGATTGCCCGCATATAGCAGTGGGAAGGCACGTAAGGGTGTTAAGGCTGTGGTTGCTCGTAAGAACGGTATTTTACGTTTAGAACAGCGTGACGCTGGTGGTGCAGTTTATGACTCTGCTGGTGGTGCTAACATTTCTTTGTTTGTTAAAAACCTAGACAAACATCTTAAAACAAAATCTAAACCACCTAAAACACGCTCAAGGGTTATGTATTCTAGTGTTCGTCAGCATATTGGACTTGTAGAAGCAGATATTTTGAAGATAATTGGCAAGACAGAAAAAATGATACAAACAAAGATTGTTAGAGACTCATAATGGCTTTAGGTGTAAACATTGTCTCTGAATTTGATGCCAAGGGTATTAACAAGGCGATTAGAGACTTTAAGAGTCTAAAAACTGGTGCAGATAAGGCTGCTTTTGGATTAAAGACAACCACGAGTGCCGTTAATAACGGAATAAAAAACTTAGCCAAATTTGGTGGCGTTGCAGCAGTTGCAGTAGGCATTATTGGTAAAAATCTTGTAGATGCTGGTTCTGACCTTGAAGAATCCATATCTAAAGTTCGTGTTGTTTTTGGTGAATCAGCAGGAGTAGTTGAAGACTTTGCTAAAAAAGCAGCATCGTCAATGGGTATTTCTAATCAGCAAGCGTTAGAGGCTGCTGGAACCTACGGAAACTTGCTTCAAGCATTTGGAACAACCCGTGAACAAGCAACTAAAATGAGCACCACAATGGTGCAATTGGCTGGTGACCTTGCATCATTTAATAACGTACCTATCGGTGAAGCGTTAAATGCGATTAGGTCTGGTTTGTCAGGTGAAGCCGAACCGTTAAAGCGTTTTGGTGTGGCAATTAACGATGTGCGCCTTAAAGAAGAAGCATTACGCCTTGGACTTTATAAAGGCACAGGTCAATTAAGTGTTTTGGCAAAATCACAGGCTGCATATTCTTTAATTCTTAAAGACACATCACTAGCACAAGGCGACTATGGGAGAACTTCTGATGGTGTTGCAAACCGTCAAAGAACCTTAACAGCAACTTTTGAGGACATTAAAGCCAAACTTGGTACGGGGCTTTTGCCGATTTACAAGTCTATTTTAAGTTATACACAAGAAAAACTAATGCCAGTATTTGAGGAGTTTACAAAAATAATCGGAACAGATGGTTTGGGCGGTGCTTTTAAGTATCTTGGTGGTAAAGCACTTGACGGTATTGGCAGTCTTAAAGGTTGGAGTGCTTTAATTTATGGAATTGTTACAGCAGTAATAGCCCTAAATGTTGCGACAGGTATTTACAATGCTCTGTCAATCGTTTCAACAATTGTTACAGCAGCCTTTGGCGTAACACTAAACGCTGCTTTTATGGGTATTCCAGCCCTTATAGGATTAGTAATTGTTGTATTTGTAGCGTTGCTTCTCAAGTTTAAGGCGTTACGAGATGTAGCAATACCAGTCTTAAAAACAGTTGCTAACGCCTTTCTTGCAGTTTTTGTAAATCCAATGATTAACGCAATAAATGTGTTGATTACAGCGTGGAACCTTCTGCCGTTTCATAAAGATGTTGCAAAAATAGATGAATTTAACATTTCAATGGATAAAACTGCCAAAAAGGTTGAAACCGTTGGTCAAGAAATGGCAAAACTTAAAGGTGGATTAAAACTAGGTAAAGCATCTGTGCCTTTGCCAAAGGTTAAACCAACTGGCGGTGGCGGTGGCAGAACAACCGACACGGGCGGTTCCTCTATTGACAAAATGAAAGACAAACTAAAGACATACACCGACCAATTATTTAAGGCAAGCACCGCACAACGAGATTTGACGGCAGCAGTTAAGAATACGGCTGATGCTAATGACCGTTTAGGTGAAGCCAACACCGCATTAGGTATTGCGCAAGAAAAGTTTAACAAAGTATCTAAGGGTTACGGGGCTAACTCAAAAGAGGCTGCACAAGCCACCAAAGACCTAACTGCAGCCCAACGAGATGCGGTTAAATCAGGATACGCCCTTAAAGACGCTCAAAATGCGGTTGTAAGCGCACAAAAGAAATTACAAGACCTATTAAAACCTGCATCGGCTCGGAGCCTTCAAGAAGCCACCGATGATTTAACTGAAGCCAACTTTAATGTTACAGATGCTCAAGATGAATTAGCAAAAGCACAAACCGAAGGCAAACCACGAGAGATTATTGAAGCGCAAATTAAATTGCGAGACGCAATGAACGATGCCTCTGACGCACAACAAAAACTTACTGATTTGCAGAAGGCTGCTGACCCTGCTGAAATTATCCAAGCACAAGACGACTTGGTAATTGCAGAAATGGGCGTTGCAGAAGCGTTAGATGCACAAAAAACAGCAACCGATAATGTTAATACTGCACAGAAAATCCTAAATGAAACGATAAATGGTTTCCCTGCTACAAGCCAAGAATATATTGACTCTCTTGCTGACCTTAAACAAGCACAAAAAGACCAAGTAACGGCTATTGACGCAGTTGCCGATGCAAAATATCGTGAATTTGAAGCCACAAAGGCTTTAACCAAAGCCAATCTTTTGCTGGCTAAATCCAAAACAAAACTTACTAAGAAACAGATTGCAGCAGCCGAAAAAGAAGCCGAATCGTTAATTTACAAACCCGAAGTAACTCCAACTGTTTCAGTAGTTCCAACTATTGATGTATCTACTTTTGATTTTAGTGGAATGGATTTTAGCGGCATAGACTTTAGTGGCATAAACTTTGGTATGGGTGGATTTACACCATTTGCAGAAGGTGGAATAGTACGAAGCCCTGTAAACGCCTTAATTGGTGAGGCTGGTCCCGAAGCAATAATTCCATTAGACCGCTTTAACGGTTTTGGCGGTGGCGATACTTACCACATTGAAATTAACAGCAAAATTGCTGACCATACTTTGCCTGACATTCTTGTTGCCGAGTTGCGTAAGTTTAATAGGCGTTCGGGTGCCATAAATATTCAGGTGGCTTAAATGGCTGGCTTAAATGATATTGGCACATACCTTGTAGAACTAGACGCTGGTTTTTATCAAAATGTTTTTACCCTTGACGATGATGCGCTTGGAATACTTGACGAAGATTATCTTGAAGGTTCAACAACCTTCTTTGATGTAACACAATATGTAACTAATGTGTCAATTAAACGAGGTCGCAGCAGCCAAGATGCACAATTTGGGGCTTCAACCTGTGTTATTACAATTGACGACCTTAAAGGACAAGACAAATTTAGTGTCGCAAACAACTCCAGCCCGTATTGGAACGTGGATAGAGGTCGCCTTGGTTTTGAGCCACGCCGACAAGTCCGAATAAGCCGAAACGGGGAATACCTTTTTGTTGGTTTTATTGTTCATTACAACACTCAATTTAGTATGGATAACCACAATATGATTTCTGTGGAATGTGCAGACGCTTTTTTGAACCTATCTACAACTACAATTAATGGTTTTCCGCCACCAGCGGAACTATCAGGGGCACGAGTGGACAGGGTGCTTGGTTTGCCCGAAGTTAGTTTCCCTGCCGACCCTGCACCTATTATTGCAACAGGCGTAGCCAATCTTTCCGACCTTGACATTGCAACGCAAACACCATTGGCATATTTTAATATGCTTATTGAACAAGCAGAGCAAGGTCGTATGTATATTGACCGAAATGGGGCATTTAATTGGGAATCAAGAACTGCACAATCAACCGAAGTATCACCAACAATTATCTTTTCGGACAACGATGCTGCCCAAATTGCCTATGAAACCCTTGAAGTTATTTATGAATAGGTATCAACATGGCTGAGGGAATTGCCCGTTCTACATCTATTCGCCCTGACAGCATTATTAACGATGTCATTATTATCGTTGCCCCAAACCCGTCACAACCTACGCCAACTGACCAACAAAGCACCGACACAACATCCCAAGACAACTACGGCGTTCAAAGCATCGTTATTACAGACAGCCCATTGCTAACGGATGCTGATGCGTTTACTCTTGCCGAATACTTATTGCGAGCCGACCCGAACTACTGGTTTACAGGCTTATCCGTTAATATGCACCGCCTTACAGACCCTCAAAGACTGGCAGTATCAACCCTAGACATTGGCGACTTTGTTGGGGTAATCAAATCATTTGAATATGGAACACCGCCAATAGTTCAGAAAAACCTTTATGTAGAAGGAATAGAACACAGCATTACAACAACAACACACCATATTGACCTACATTTTTCTCCAGTAGGCTATTCACAACCTTGGAATGGAGTAACATCTACTCTCACATGGGAAAGTGTGGCAGCAGGTCTGTCATGGTCTAATCTTATTTGGACAATTCTTTAAGGATTTAATATGGCTGGTACAACAACAAACTTCGCAATTCCATACCCAACCGCTACTGATTATGTAACCGATGGTGCAACAGCAATGAAGTCTATTGCTGACACGGTTGATGCTGCCATGTTCACTGGTTCTTCTTCAGGCAATCTACTCATTAACGGTGCTATGCAGGTCACACAGCGTTCAGCAGTTGGCACAGCAGTTACAGGTATCACAGCATCTGGTTATTACACTGCTGACCGTTGGAATACATTTGCAAACACATTAGGCACATGGACACAAACAACTATTGCTGATGCACCTACTGGTTCAGGTTTTCGCAACAGTTTGAAACTTGCTTGTACAACTGCTGATGCTTCACCTGCTGCTGGTGATTATTTGATTCTTCAACAAAGGATTGAAGGGCAAAATCTGCAAGCAATCCGTAAAGGCACAGCATCAGCGCAAACACTTACATTGTCTTTTTGGGTCAAAGCGTTTCAGACAGGCATTTTCATTGTTGAACTAGAAGATACTGATAACACTAGAAGTTGTAGCAAGTCTTATACCATCAATGTTTCTAATACTTGGGAATTGAAAACAGTTACATTCCCTGCTGATGTTACAGGTGCTTTTGATAATGATGAAAACTCATCACTAAGAGTGAATTGGTGGTTGGGTGCTGGCACAACTTTTACTTCTGGCACGCTTGCTACAACATGGGGAACACTTACAAGTGCTAACAGGGCTGTTGGGCAAATCAATGTTGCATCAGCAACAACAGGTGAATGGTTTATGACTGGCGCACAATTAACTGTTGGTTCTGTTG